AATGCTCAAGAACTAGGTAACGCGCAACAGATTGAACTAGCAGAAATGCAATATCAAAATGCTACTAATTCTGAAAATATGTCAGCCGAACAACAACAAAGGCTAACAGACTTTCAAGTAGCAGCAGACTTTTTAGCTAAGAATACTGGGTTTAAACAGCAGATGGACTTAGCTAATATGTCTAACGAGCAACAAACAAGATTAGCTAATCTTACTGCTCTTAATGCTGCGGATACTGATAATCTTTCGGCAGCCCAACAAACAGAACTTGCTAATCTTAATACTAAAATGCAAACTAATCTTACTCAGGCAAAAATTGCTGAGTCAATGGGTGTTGCTCAACTTAGTGTAGATCAACAACGAGCTATAACAAATGCATCAACAATAGCTAAAATAGATCTTACTAAATTTAGTACAGAGCAACAAGTAGAGCTTGCTAATAGTCAGTTTATGCAGACTGCAACGCTTACTGATTATAGTGCTAGGCAGCAAAGTGCTATTCAAAACGCTACTACATTAGCTCAAATGGATATGCAAGCCGCAGACTTACAAACTAAAACTAGAATTAGTAATGCTCAAAACTTTTTACAAATGGATTTAGCTAATCTTAGCAACAGACAACAGGAGCAAGTATTAAACGCTCAAATGGAACAACAAACTGCTTTATCTAATCAAGCAGCAAGCAACGCTTCTAAACAGTTTAATGCTGCTTCTCAAAATCAAGTAGATACATTTATGACAGGTCAAGCAAATCAAATGGAGCAGTTTAACAAGCAACAGTCAAATGCAATGTCGCAATTTAATGCTTCTGAAGCTAACAAAATATCTGCTCAAGAAGCTGGAAATCAATTACAAGCTGACTTAGCTCAAGCTCAATTAGATACTGATGTTAGTAAATTTAATTCTCAAATAGAAAACAGTAGGGATCAATGGAATGCGGCAAATGCTCAAGCAGTAGAACAATCAAATGCTAATTGGCGTAGACAATCTAATACTATAGATACTGCGGCAGCTAACGCGGCTAATCAACAAAACGTACAAACTGCTTTTAACGTGTCTTCTTTAGAACAAACACAACTATGGCAGCAAGTAAGAGATGAAGCTAATTACCTTAGACAGTCTTATGAAAACGAAGAGCAGCGCAAAGCTCAATTATATGCTACTGCTATAGGAAACGAAACAGGCACGTATGGTAAGAACTCTGCTACTCTTAATGGTTTAATAAACGCTATTACATAATATAAGGAAAATATAAATGGGATGGTTAAGTAAAACATGGAAAGGTATTAAAAAAGTAGCTAAGTCAATTGCTAAACCTTTTCAAAAAGCGTTTAAACAATTTGGTAAATTCATGGGTAAAATTGGCATATTAGGTCAAATAGCTATGATGTTTATTTTACCAGGAATTGGTGGCGCGATGATGCAAAGTTTAGGCGGTTTGTGGACAGGTGCAGCAGGATCATTAGGAACTTTTGCAGGAGCAAACGCAGGTACTCTATTAGGAACTTTAGCTAAAGGGACTGCTGCTGTAATGAACGGTGTAACCACTGCTGTAACAACAGTTGGTAATGTTTTTAGCAATATAACTAAAGGTGTTACAAATACTTTAGGAGAGTTTGCTAAAACAGCTACAAATAAACTGGCTAATACTTTTGGATTTGACCCAGTATTTGAAAATGCAGCAAGTAATTTCTTTTCGGCAGGAGGCACTACCGGAGCAGATACTGCGTTTGGTAGAAGTTTTGGAGCAGAATCACATTTTCAAAATGTATTAAGTGATCCTAAGTTAGCTACAAAACATTTAGAAGCCCTGCAAGAAACAGCGGTTGAAAGTCGCGCATTTGAAAGCAGTGTTGCAGACTTAGCAACAAATGTAGGTGAAGATATTGTAGGATCAACAGTTTCTCCATTAGACACGGGTTCTCCAATTACTGAGTCTTTTAAAGATATAACACTTCCTGAAAATTTAAAATCTGGTTATGATGAAAAAGGTTTTTTACTTAATCCTTCAAGTGTAGAAGAATCTATGTTTGGTTTTAATCCAAACACCGAATATTCAAAAGCAGGAGTAGGCACTGAAGCTAGTTTACTTAGCGATCCTAAAAAATACATTTCTGATAAATTAAGTTCAGCTTACGACGAAGTTACAGGGTTTGTAAAAGATCCTATTGGAGGTGTAGCAGACATGGTAGGTAATCCTGGCGAAAAATTTGTTGACTCTACAATAGGTTCAATAGCTAGTGGTGTAGGACAACAAATAACAGGAACTATACCTGAAGATAATTCAACAGCTTTCTATGGAAGTGTTCCTACTTTTCAAACTGCTCAAGTTGGACAATATGGGGCTTCTCAAATTCAAACACCTGCAATGTTCCAACAACAAGTTTTAAATAATCCTAGTCCATATGGCTTCACCGCTTTTGATTTTGCATCATACGCAAATAAATTTGGTGCTGGTTATGGAACAGTTTAAAAAGGTATTTTAATTATGGCGACACCTCAAGAAGAATTAGCATTAATCGAAACTAGTTTTAAACGACCTATTCCAGGTTCGTCTTTAGCTAGTGATCCTGATAGCCCCGCGCCATATGAAAAAGCTCCTGAGTTTACTTCGCTGCATAAAGCTAGTGAATATATGTTTACAGTATTAATACAGCCTAAACTTTATGTAGCTTTAATGGAATCCATAGATGAAGGGATTCCTATAATGGACATAACGCAGTTTATTGTGTTTAACGAATTTCAAAAAGGAAAGTTTAATCCTGATTTAATGTTGTTAATGATGGAGCCGGTTGCATATATGTTATTGTCTTTAGCAGAAAGATTAGATTTAAACATTGTTATTGATCAAGATGAAGATGAAGAAGAAGCATTGTCAGAAGAAGCAAATAATCAAACTTTAAAAATGTTGCAGAAAAAACTTTCTAACAGTCCGGTATCTAGCAGTACCCTTCCTAAGAACATACAACAGGAAATACAAGAACTTCCACAAACTTTAAAAGAAACAAAAAGTTTATTAGAAGTACCGGAACCAGTAGAACAACAACCAGATAGTTTAATGGCAAGAGGTGATCAATAATGGCTATAACAGGATTTGGAAAAAGTTTACTTGGCGATGCCATTGAAAGAAGTGAGCGTCGAAATAAACCAAAAAGTCAATTTGTTCAGTTACGCGATGCAGCTATAGGAACTCTTGCTACAAAAGGTATTGAATCTGCAACTAATTATATTGTAGGCGGTAGTTTTTTAGGAAGTTCTTGGAACGATTTTACAAGCTCTGAAGCACAATTAAATAATAATATTTTGTCTAACAAAGCAATTAAAAGCGCAAGTTATTTAGACGGAATAAACGCTAAAATAGATGCTGACGGCAGCGACATAGATACATATTATTTAAATAAAACAGCAGAAGAACAGTTTAATTCACAGTTTAAAGCGGGAGCGTTTTCTCAATACGCAAATGATGCTGAAAAAATGAAGACATTAAAAGGTCTGCATATGAAAGCTTATCTAACTGACGAAGATGTAATAGCTAATTCTAAAGTGTTTGCCGGTCATCATAGAGAAGCCATGAAAGCTTTAGAAATGTTTAAAGCTTCTGGGACTCAAGAACAAGCAGTAAATTTTGCAAAAACAAGGATGCCTACAACGCTTGGCGGCAAACTAATAAATAAATTTACAGGTGAAACTGGAGCGCAACAATCTTTAGATGCTTATAACAAAACTAAATATGCGCGTAATGCTGCAACATTATCTGCTTGGACAGGCGTTCTTAGGCAAACAAGTGGTGATTTTGTACAGGCTGACAAACTTGCTACAGATTTACAACTAAGCGAAGAAGAGGTAAATAAAAAAGTAAGTCGATCAACTCCAAAAATGTTAAATATTGGTGATGGTCAATTTATAAGTTATACCGAAGTTTTTAATCCTATAACTGGTCAAACATCTTCTGTTGGCTTGGAACAAAAAAACCTTGTAGATTTAAGAAATGAAGAACAAAGAGTAACACATTCATTAAAAATTAATAACCCTACTAAGAATGCAGGACAATTTTTGAACGATAAGGGAAAAGAAAAATATGTTGCAGGAGCAAACCTTAACCCTACAACATTAGAACAATTAGAAGAAAATCGCGCTCTTTTTAACGAATTAAAAAATGATCAATCAAACACTAAAAAATTAACTCCAGTAGAACTCGATGCTTTAAATGCATTTTCTGATTTAACATTAAACAATAAAGCATATAATTTAGCATTGGGAGAGCATTTTGAGGCAACAGCAAGGTTAAAAGATGCAAAAAATAAAGGCGTAACAGGTGATGCCTTAATTAAACTTCAACAAGAAAACACAAAAACTTCATCAATTATTCTTCAACATNAAGCAAATGTAAAACAACACNTTCAAGATGTTTATGGTGTTGATATAACTACTGTTAGACTTACAGATGCAGAAATAGAAGCACTGNAANAANAAGAAGAAACTACTNTATCTCCTGTTACANCAAAAGAAACAGTAATGNACGCTGCTTATTTACAAAGTNANTTTCCTCCTACAGGCGATGATTCTGTAACAATAGGAAAAAATAGAGGACAACTAAAAGAAATAGCAGCCCTAGAAGAAACAATACGGAATGCTGAAAGTAAAATAGAAAATAGAGATTACGATACAGGATCTGCGACAGATCAAATACTTTCTATTGTTGGAGGAGCAGCAGGTCTTCTCTCACCTCGCGAAAGAAATAAAGCTTATTATGAACAACAGATAAAAGAAGCTCAATATAAAAGAGATAAATTATTTAATACTTACATTTTAAATAACCAAGAAGACTCTGGGTTGTCTAAAGAAGAAATAGAAAAGTTAGTAATACGAGATTTAATAGATCCTAATTTTGATAAAGATAATGATGACACAACAATGACTTTAATGTCAGCACAATTTGGAACACCCTCTAAAAAATTAAAACCTTTACAAGATGAAGAATTTCTTTTAGCAAGATCGTCACTAATTAAAGATGGGGAACGCATACAAGAAAACAACAGGATTAAAAACCTAGCGTCAAAAACAGAACAAGAACAAGCTTCTCTTTTAGCAAAATCGTCACTGATTAAAGACGGGGAACGCATACAAGAAAACAACAGGATTAAAAACCTAGCGTCAGAAACANAACAAACTTCTCTTTTAGCAGATGGAGAACGTATAAAAGAAAGCATTCCTANTAATGATGCTGATTTAATGTTATTACTAATGGAAGCAAGAGCCAAAAAAAGTAAAAATAAAATTTCACCTAANCAAATGAATAAAATAGATAAAGATATAGTTAAACAAATAACAAATTCTGCTGAACCNGNTACTATAGAAGAAATAGAATCTATTATAGAAATTGCAACAGAGTATGGTCTTGCTCCAAAAAGAATAGAGCAACTACGAAAAAATATGTTGACGCTTATGAAAAATTCAAAGAGTAAAAATCAATGATAACAAAACAGTTAAAACTTGATAGTGGCAAAACTATTTATTTATCTTTTGAAGATGGGACATCTGATGAAGATATAGAAAAAGCTTTACAGTTGCGTAAAAATAAAGATGATTTTTCATCTAAAATAACTCAATATAAAGATTCAGGTTCTTTTAAAACAGATCTAAAACGTATTGCCTTAGATACTCAAAGAGATCTTGTTCGTTTAGGGGATGATTTTATTCCCGGCGATACTTTTGGACTTGACAAATTAGAAGGTTACGAGAAAGAAAAAAGATTAAGCCAACTAGCAGAGTTTGGGTACTTAGATTCTAAAGGACAAATAGATTCTTCTACAGGTAAAATTAAAGAGTTAGATACTTACGGAGGCATGGCTGCTTCGCTTGTTCCTTATCTTGTAGGAGGTGGTTTAGCCTATAAAGCTTTGTCTAAAGCAGGTTCTATAATGGGTGGTTCTCGTTTAGCATCGTCTTCTTTCGGTAAATTTATGGGTAAAGACATTGTAAAAGGAACAGTAGCAGGTGTTGCGGTAGAACAAGCTTTTACTGACCCCGATGAAAATCTTTTTAATGTTGTTTCAGAGGTGTTCCCAGAAAAAACACAAAGCACAATATTTGAAGCTTTGTCAGCAGACGAAGACGATAGCACAGCTTCTAAAAGATTAAAATTAGCTATAGGTGATGCTGGTTTAGGCGCGGTTATTGAAGGCATAACTACAGTTTTACCAATAGCTTATAAAGCAGCTAGAGCTAAAAGCCCAGGAAAAGGCGGTGATACTGTAGATACTGCTATAAAAACTTTAAGAATAGCTATGCAGTCTAGCAAAAGAAAAGGTATAGAAGAACTTAAAAAATCTTTTGCTTTAAACGAAGATACTACAGATTACGATCTTTTAAATTTAAAAACTTCTGAAAGAAAAGAAATTTTTAGTGAGACTCCTGAAAGTTTAAAACAAATAGAAAACCAAAGAACAGATATAAAAGGCACTTCTTTTGTTAATTCTCTTTCAAAGTTAAATCAAAGATTCCTTACTTCAAGAGGTTTTTTAACTGAAAATTTAAATAATATTTTTAACGAAAGTCAAGCAAGGCAAGCCAGAATTATTGCAGAGTCTACTTTAATTGGTAATAGACTTACAAAGTCTCTTAAAAGAATTAAAGATAGTTCTATTAGAGAAAAAGAAACTGCTAGAACTCAAGATCTTTTAACAACAGATTTAAGTTATTTAAACAAATTAGATTCTAAAGATAAAATTTTAACTTTATCTGCTAAAGAAAACATTAGTGTTACTACAGCAGAAGCTATAATTGATGGTAAAAAATTAATAAATGATCTTTCTACTTTGCTTTATAACAGTAAAGGATTTACAAAAGAAGCAAGAGCTTCTATTCAAAATAATTTTGGAGTGTACTTAAAAAAATCTTATCGTTTATTTGAAGACAATAATTTTGAAATTGACGATAATTTATTTAATGAAGCTGTTCAAGAAAGAGTAGATGCTTTAAAACAAGTTGCTATTGATAGCGGAAAAACAATAGAAGAAATAGACGAAGGAAAACTTTTTAATAAAGCAACTTTACAACTACAAAAACTTATAGATAAAGGCAATAAAGAAAACATTGATTATTTTACACAAGTAAAAAGAGTTTCTAAAATTTATAAAAAAGGAGATGTTCCTCCTAAACTTGCGGCATTGTTAGGAGAAATTACAGATCCTTCTGAAAATTTAATTCTGTCAGCTACTAAAGCTGCAAGACTTTATGAAGTTAATAATTTTTATAATCAAATGCTTGAAGTTGCTAGTAATACTAAAGTTGCAGATAGGTTTATTCTTGGAAGAAACACTAAAGCTGCTGTTCGTAGAGGACTCAATAACGAAGCAAATGTAATTAAAGGAACTAATTCTCGTTTAGACGGTAAAGTTACTACTCCAGAAATGTTAGCGTTTCTTGAAAGACGAGAAGATATCTTTCCGTTTTTACTAGACAGCAACAACATAACTAACGCTCCTTATAAAGCTTTTTTAAAGTATAAAGGATTAGCGCAGTACAGTAAAACTATATTAAGTCATACAACTTTGCTAAGAAACATTATGGGTGGTATGCAGTTTGGTTTAGCTAACGGAGATTTTTCTGGTGTTAACCCTGTTCAATGGTATAAAAAAGCAGGAGTAATTAGAAACAATATTTGGAAACTAGGAGATAAAGAATTAGATGATTATTATTTAAAACTAATTGATTTAGGTATTGTTAATACTAATGTTAATGTCAATTTACAACGAGAACTTTTAAGTCTACAAACTGGAAAATCTTCTTCTAAGGCTGCTGAATTTTTAACTGACAACAGAGTATCTAAAAAGGCAGAAGAGTATTATGTAGGTTGGGATGATTATTTTAAAATGAGTAATTATGAACATGAATTAGCGTGGCAGAAAAAAGCATTTCCTGATCAAAATATAGGAGTGCTAGAACAGAAAGCTGCTAATATTGTTAAAGATACTTTTCCTAATTATGCTAGAGTTTCTAAAGGTGTTAAAGCAATAAACTATTTACCTGTCGGTAATTTTGTTTCGTTTCCTGCTGAAATGATTCGCACCAGTATTAACATTGTTAAACAAGCAAGCGAAGAGTTAACGTCAGGGAATACTGTATTAAGAAATAGAGGTATGTATCGTCTAGGTGGTTTTACTGCGGCGGTAGGAGCTTTTGGAGTTGCAGCTAGAACTTCTGCTAATTTAATGGGTTGGGATGCTGAAGAAGCAGAAGCTCATAATAAAATGGCAGCGGGTAAATACAATAAAAATGCAAATAACATTTGGTATCGAGATGATCAAGGTGATGTCGGTTTTATATCTACTAAATATTTAGATTCATACGCGACTATTAAACTTCCTGTTGTTGCTGTTATGGATAGGATTGTACAAGGAGAGCTTAAAGGAGAACAACTAAATGATTATCTTCTTAAAGCTGTAGGTACAGGAGTTTATAGTACAATAGAACCTTTTGTTGGAGCGTCAATAGCTACCAAACAAATAGCAGATGTTTTTACTGCTATCAACTCAGAAGACGGTAGAACAAATGATGGTCGTTTATTAATACCGCCTAGTTTAGATATCAGTGAACAAGCAGCCGTTGTTACTTCTGAACTTTGGAAAGCTGTAGAGCCAGGAACTATAACAACTGCAAGAAGAACTGCTGGTTCTTCTATTAATAAATTCACAGGTGAAGAAAATACTTCTACAAAATTTGGAATAGAAAATGAAATTCTTTCAAACTCAGGCGTAAGGTTTACAAAATTTGATCCTAAGTTACAATTAAGTTTTGCTGTTAGAAGCTACAACAAAAAATTTAGAAACAATATTCGTTCTACTTACAAAGCAGGTGAAGATACAGGATTGACTATTTTAGATGACTATATAGCTAGGCAGTCTAGAAACTACGAATATCAACAAGAGTTGTTTTTACTTGCTGATGCTTTTTCATCTATATATAACGAAAGAGAAACACTAAAAGAATTAACTAACAATGGTCTGTCTAAACCCGAAGCTATGTTTATTATTAGAGGAATTTTTAAACCAGTAAAGCCTCCTGAAATAGACTCAAAAATTTCTAAAATTATTAATGCAAGCGGTGAAAATAACAGCCAATATAGAATTAGAAAAGAATATGATAAAGCTTACAAAACTTTTCAAAAATTAACTTTAATAGGTGGTGGTCAAGAATTTAATCCTTTTACTATTTCTGATGAAACAGAAGAAAGACTAGGTTTTAAAACAGGTGGGGAAGTAGATGTGCCTAACGCTCCTAACGAACCTGACGAGCGCATAGATAAGTATACTGGAAAACCTTACAATGAAATGGCAGGAGAAGCTTATCAAGATGAAGAAGAAGACCCTTTAGCGCGTCTTGGGTTTGGTAGAGGCGGTTATGCTAAAGCAGGTGTAGTTAAAAGCATACTTAAAGCAGGTAAAGAAATTATTGATGAGGTTGTTGAAACAGCCGATCAATTTAAAGCTAGGCGAAGGGCTGAAAATAGTGACTCAGCAGAGACTCAAATAGGAAGCACTGAAGGGACAGCTAAAAAAGCTATTGCTTATTTAGATGAACAAGGAGCAAAGGGGTTAACACTTGACTATGGCGCAGGGTTTGGTAAAAATGCAAAAGCTATAAATGCTGATGCTACATTTGAACCGTTTCCAAAAGAAGGATTTAAACCTACTTATATTGATCCTTTATTAATTCCTGAAAATAAATTTGATAGAGTTATTTCTACTAATGTTCTTAATGTACTACCAAAAGATATTAGAGATGAAGCTGTAGTTACAATTGGAAAAACTTTAAAACCTGGCGGTCAGGCTGTTGTTCAAGCATGGAATCCCGCAGCTAATTCAGCAAGATTAAAAGGAAAAAACTTTGAAAAAGGTCAAGAAATTAATTCTTCTGTAAGTGTTAATGGCGGCAAATTTCAAAAAGGTTTTTCTAAATCTGAACTTAAAGATTACATACAAGAAACATTAGGTGACGATTTTGAAGTTTCTATTGTTCCTAATAAAAAAGGAATAAGTATGTCATCTGTTTTAATAAAAAAACTTTCTAAAGATTCTAGAAAAGAATATGCTAAAGGTGGTGTGCCTTCTAGTGCAAACGAAGCAATGATGATGTTAGCTGAACATTACGGCGTAACAGAAGAAATGATGTTTGAAAATCAAAATGAAGCAGCAGCTTTAATTAATCAAGCAGTTAAAGAAGGTTTAATAGATAAAAGAGAAGCAGTTCCTGTAGATAAAAAAGGAAGTATTAAAGAACGCGCTGACGTTGGAGAAGCTTTTAATGCTATTAATCATGCTATTTTAACTTCTAAGTATCCAGAGCATGAAGGTAAGCTAACTATAAAAGAATACGCTCAGATGTTGCCTCAAGGTTTTGAAGATTCTAAAGTAGATTTGTATAATAATGAAGTAGGTTACATTTTATCTGGTTTACCTGTAGAAGAACGTAACAAAGCTTTGTTAAATAAAGTTGCTGAAAGGACTAAAAAATTAAACACAGGTGTTCCTTTAGAAGAAGGTGATCTTATTTTTAATTATAATGAAAGTCCTATTTCTACAAAACTAAGAAGTCTTCCAATTTTAGGAAAATTATATGAGAAAGAAGACGCTTATAATAAAAAAATAGCTGAACGACAAGATAAAAATAAAGGCGGTAAGGTATATAACTCACTTAAAAGGAACTGTAGTTAATGGTTGAATTTAAATATTTTAAACTAGAAGATTTTAATTGTCAAGAAACAGGGGAGAATGCCGTTAACTTTGACTTTGTAATTAAACTAGACAATCTCCGTGAAGCTTGCGGTTTTCCTTTTGTTATTACTAGCGGGTATCGTAGCCCTAATCATTCTATAGAAGCGTCAAAAGCTAATCCTGGCACACACGCGCAAGGGATAGCCGCCGACATTAAAGTATCTGGTGGGGCGCAGCGCATGAAGTTAGTTAAACAAGCTATTGCTTTAGGCTTTACAGGCGTTGGAGTCGCCAAAGGATTTGTACACGTTGATGTTAGACAAACTATGCCAGTTCTCTGGTGTTATTAATTAAGGAGATAAGTAAATGACTGAATCAATCAAAGTTCCTACTTGGGCATTGCCCTTTGTTATTTCTGCTCTAGGAGCCGCAATTGCTTACGGTAGTAGCACAGCTATGGCACAGTCCACGGCAGATGAAGTAGAAAGAATAGAAAAAATTGTAATACAAACGGCTGAAAGGTCTACAGAGAATGGAACATCAACCAAACTTAACGCACAGGCGATTCGTAATATTAGTACATCGTTGAGTCAACAGCAGGAAACAGCTAAAGCTAGTGACGAAAAACTAGCACAGTTAATTAATATAATGTTAGAGCAAAGACGCGACTAATGGATGGCAAAAGAAATACTGGCGTTCTCTTTGGTTGTTCTTATGGACGGCGATGTTTACGAGAAACACGCCGACTATTTTTTACATCTAGAAGAATGTCGGTACAACGCCCAAGAACTAAGCAGAGATCAGAAGTTTTATAAACCAATTAAAGCGTACTGTAGACCGGCGTTTGTTGACCCTAAAGAAAATACAATAAAGGGACACGTAATAAACAAACCAGTTGTTAAACCCGCAGAGGTAAAGAAATAATGTTGCAAGCACTTATAGGGCCAGTAGCAGGACTACTAGATAAGTTTATACCTGACGCTGACGAGAAGATGAAGATCGCAGCAGAGCTAAGTACAATGGCAGAACGTCATGCACAGGAACTAGCAAAGGGACAGTTAGAAGTAAACAAAGCAGAAGCTTCTAGTTCTAGTATGTTTGTTTCTGGATGGCGACCGGCTGTTGGATGGACTTGTTGTTTAGGCATGGCCTCAAATTTTATTTTTATACCTATGGCTAATTTTGGTTTAGCTTTAGCGGCTATAGATGTTCAGGTAGAACTGTTAGATACTACAACAATGATGCCTGTATTGATGGGAATGTTAGGATTAGGATCTCTTAGGACTGTAGAAAAGATACAAAAAGTGAGCCGCGAAAAATGATATTACAATTTCCTGAAGTTTCAGCTATAGAAAAGGAAGAAAAGAGAGTTAAGTTCCAACAAGAACAACTTGAAGAACAAACAAAAGCTATACAAAAACTACATGAAAGGTTGAGGAAAAAACTTGAAAGACAAAAAACTACAACATCAAAGTAAATACGATGAGTTTGATTTAGATGGCGATGGCGTTGTTACCGACGAAGAGCTTTCAAGATCACAAGCTATTGTAGCTTTAGAACTTCAAGAAGAAAAAGCAGAAGCTCATAAGAAAATGGCGTGGGTTGCTATGACTAGCATGGTAGTATTTAGTGCATTTTTAATGACTCCTATTATGCCAGATACTCGCGTTAATGCTCTTTCTGATTTGCTAGGTTTATTTTATATTGCTCAAGCTTCTGTGTGTGCGGCTTACTTTGGAAGCACTGCATACATGGCAGCTAAAAAGTAATGTATGTTAGCGGAAATAACTGCGGCTAATACTGCTTTTAGTACAATAAAAACAGCACTAACTCATGGTAAAGAACTATATGATGTAAGCGAAAGTTGTGCTACTTACTTTAATTGTAAATCTACTCTTACTAGAAGAAGCAATAAAAATAAAAAAGGATCTTATCTTCAAAACTTTATGGCTCTTGAGAAGTTAAAAAAACAAGAAGAGTGGATAAGAGAATGGATGATATATGCNGGNCGTCCCGGTTTGTATGATGATTGGTTAAAGTTTCAAAGCGAATGTAAGAGGATGAGGGCGGCTGAAGAAAGAAAGAAAAAAGCACACTCAAATAGNTTAGAAGTTTTAGCGGAAAAATGGATAAAGTGGATGGGCATAGGAATAACAAGTTTAGGTTCTATTTTAGTAACAGTCATGGAATTTTTAAATACGGTATAATTATAATGAACAAAAAACTACCAGTGATTGACGGGTTTCTTTTGATTATGATTATATTTGGTAGTATAATTGTAGGGTTTCATTTATTTTTAGGAGTATAAAATGGCAGCAAAGAAAAAAACAAAATCTAAAGTAAACGAAGCAGGTAATTATACTAAACCTACGATGCGTAAGCGTCAGTTTAATCGTATTAAAGCAGGTTCTAAAGGCGGCAAAGCGGGTCAATGGTCAGCGCGTAAAGCTCAGATGTTAGCTAAAGCTTATAAAGCAGCAGGAGGAGGATACAAATGAAAGGTGTTAAACATTATAAAAAAGATGGCTCTGAACATAAAGGTGGTTCACACAAGATGCCTGACGGTTCTTTACATACTGGAAAGACTCACAGTAAAACCAGTGTAAAGTTATTTCATTTTAAAGACTTGTCAGCATCAGCAAAAAAGAAAGCTAAACCAAAAGGTAAAAAATAGTGGCCCTTAAAAAATCTCAAAAGTCTTTAAAGAATTGGGGAAAACAAAAATGGCAAACTAAATCTGGAAAGCCTAGTGCTAAAACCGGAGAGCGTTACCTTCCTAAAAAAGCCATAGCGTCTTTATCTTCTAAAGAATATGCAGCAACTACTAAAAAGAAAAGAGAAGATACTAAAAAGGGCAAGCAACATAGCAAACAACCAAAGAAGATTGCTAAGAAAACTAAAACCTATAGGGCTTGATTATGTTAGAAGAATATAAAAAAGGCGGTAAAGCTAAAAGTAAACGAGATCCTAGACTAGAGAGGGCAGGAGTTAGTGGCTATAACAAACCGAAGCGTACACCAAAGCACCCGAAGAAAAGCCATGTGGTTGTGGCGAAAGAAGGAGATAAAGTTAAAACCATTAGGTTTGGAGAACAAGGAGCTAGTACAGCAGGTAAACCGAAATCAGGTGAGTCAGACCGAATGAAAGCTAAACGTAAATCTTTTAAGGCTAGGCATGGTAAGAATATAAAGAAAGGTAAAATGTCAGCAGCTTATTGGGCTGATAAAACTAAGTGGTGAACACCATAGCGTCTAATTCGTTTTCTAAATAACTATGTAGCTCTTCAAGTTTAGGTCGGGCTTCTTTTAGTATCTTTCTTATAAGCATTAACTCTCCGTCCTTGAAGAGTTTATGCAAATAGTTTTCAGGCACACCACTTAGTTCAGTAACTATAGTTCCTGTCTCATCAATTAATATCTTAAAAGATAACAGGTTTCCTTCCTTACAACTCACAAGCACCTCCTACACACGCAAGTTCTTGCGATCCTACAGTGTTATCATCCTCTTCAAAGTTTTCTAGATCATTCCAGTTAACATTTTTAGGCATTTCTTCTAACAACTCCTGGTATTTCTCTGCGCTTATGTCTTCATATGGGGCTTGCTTATATACGTGATCGCTATAAGGAAGAAGAGATACGCCGCTACAAAGATCAAAGTTTTCCCATATCCATTGCGCTACTTGAAAAAACTCATTGTCAGTATAGTACACAGTAATACTAGGTTTATGCTCACACCAATGATTCTGATAAGTCTTCCACAGTTGTAGCTGCTCCATTGCACCGACTTGCTTTACCGTGGTGCTTGTTTCAGGAGCGCGGGTCGGGAAACTAAATACTAAAGACTGCTCTGACATCACATCTTTCTCTACGGGGAAACCTTTCTCAGACATAAAGATTGCTAAAGGATCTTTTTTATCTGAACGAACTCTTCTAATGTAGTGGCTAGAAAAACGAGGATGAATACCAGATGCACTATCAACAAGCTGAGATACAGTACCACTTGGCTTAACACAAGTAATAGCAGCCGAGGTATTAACATCAAGTTTAGCAGCCCATTCTTTATTAGTATCCACACTAACATTACGCATCTCCTCTAACCACTGTTCTAGCTGATCTGAATGCTTACCAAGCATAGGATGATCCATTATTCCTGTAAGACTAACTCCAAGAAGTGCTTCTTCTTCCGTGTTCTTTTTCCAAATACTACGAAGGTATCTAAAATCTGTAAGTGTAGATTGTAATGTACCTATAATTGTTGCTACTCTTATCTTACCTTTAAGGTTAGCTAAAGTATCGTCGGGACGGACAACCACCTCACTAAGATTACAGAACTGATTACTTCGTAGTATAATTTCAGAGCAAGGATTAGTACCAAAGTCTTGTTCAGAGTCACGCCTACCATTCCTAGCGGCTATCTTCTGCGCTGCCACCCTACTAAAAATACCGCGCTCACCTGCCTTACTAGCATACATAGTCTGCATCTCACTAAGGAATGCTTCAAAGTCTGGCTTCTCAGTATAGGCTACAGAGTTGTTAGCTAGGCGGCGTTGCCCTTCCGACTCCCACCACTCACCTGACTTAGCTCTAGCCATGCGTTGATCTGATAGGTTAGATAAGCTAATAAGGGCTGAACGCCTCACGCCACCAACAACTACAATGTCTGCAACCTTACAGCAAACATCATGGCATTCAAGTGATGTTAACTTTCGACCCGCTGATCGTTGAAATAAAGAACAGCAAAAATTAAACAAGTCTTCTAAAGGATCAGGGCCAGATGCTCGACCGCCAAATACTTTAAGCCTCGCACCGGATGGACGTATCTTACTGTAGTCAACATTAGGAAGCTTACCTGCATACAATAAACTAATTAGTTCCCGGAATGCACTAGCCCAACCAATCTTACTATCGGCAACTACAATAGTTGTTTCAGTAGCGTGGAATGTTTCTGCTACTGCGGGTAGTTTATTAATAAAGTTTCTTTCTACGCTAAACCCTACTCCTGTGCCGCACATTAAAACATACATTAACTCATCGAATGCGCGAGGATGATCTATATGCAGGTAAGAACAGTTAAACCCTGCGACATTATCTTTATCTAATGCTTGACCGGCTGTCATCATGCAGCGCATAGATGGCATAACTTCTAAATTATAAATAGACTCCCAGATTTCTTTACTATCTTTAATGTTTAATTGACCGCGCCGAATCCAGAAATCTACATAACGAGTAACTGTTTCAGGCCATGTCTCGCGGCGTTTCTCCTCTGGCATCCATCTAGCATACCGACTTTTGTGTATAAATTCTTGATACTGGTTCATGTTAAGCTCTCATATTTTGTAATTTGTTTTCGTTTAATGTACCTACGCTCCGAAGCAGTTTTAGTTTTATTAAACCTCTTCTTACGCAGAAACCTGTCCCGCCTTTCCTCTTTACGAGTTGTTTCGTTCATCTTCTTCTAAAAGCTCCACCATTTTATTAAGATACCAGATAGCTTTACGGGCATCTTGTACTGGTTTATCTTTATTAAACAGCCTTGATCCTGTGTATTTTAACACGTTTCCGTGGCAATAGTTAACTGCTCCTATTGGCCCCAACACATCAACAATGTAATCTATTGTTTCTATATCGCCATTGTTATAATGAGGAGGGTGATCTACTGCCTCTGTAATAGCATTAGAGGCTTTGTTCCAACCTGTACTGCCGGTGTCCCATTCAGTATCAGCCAAAGTAAAATGTATTGTATTATTAGTCATCAAACTCATCTCTCTTTTTAGGGTTAATCCAATCGTCAGGTATCGACTCGCGGCTATACCATCTAAAACCGTTAGCGGTTGCCCACTCACCGTGACTTCTTTTAGTTCCATCCTTACGTCTTTTAGCTTGAGGCATGGGGGAGCTAGGATTAGCAAACAAAAACACTAGCTCTTTATTTTTAGGCAGAGCTTTCTTAATCCAAATATACTTACTGAACTCTGCGTAATCCCAGAACCTTCCTTTAGCTTCAAGCAAAATTAACGTGCCGTCTATAGTCTTTACAAAATCAGGATGGTATTTATGCTCAACAATATAATCAACAGTATCAGGGTGAAACTTCCAACCTTCTAGTATAGTTGTGTGTAGCTCATACTCAAAGGTAGAGTCGTAACCTTTAGTTAAATCTTTCTCAACCGGGCGTTTAACTCTAGGCTTGCGGAATCCTTTTCTAATTTTTGTCAATGTATTGTTGCTCCTCTTTTTTCTATTTCTGCATCTAAATAAATATTAAGATCTTTTAAATATTGTACATCTACATCTACAAGTTCTCCGTCATTATATAAATAACTACCTATAGTAATTAAAAGAGTTTCAAGTTCCATTTCTTTTATGTGCTTCCATTTTTCAATAGCCATTGGACTAACCCCAAGTCTATGCTGTTAATTTTAAGATTAGGAAATGCACGTAACAGTTTCTTTATTTTATTACTCACCCACTTAGGATGGTACGCGCTTAAATACATTGTTCTTTCAGATATGTAATGCGTCTGTGTAGGCATATAGTTTAACACGTTAGAAAGATTTACTTTTGCAGCCTCTTCATCTGAAAGTAAACCCTTTAACCATGTAACTAAAACAGGCTTGACTTGTTTTCTTATTTGTTTAGCTTTTTTATTATTCATAATATCTCCGGTACATTAGGCTCTGATTCTACTTTAG